AGGGATTTAGTTGCACCTATTATTTTTTGGATAGTAATTGCCTACTGTATTGTTAGTTAGGATACATAGGAATCAATATATAGTAATATAAAATAGAAAGGAAAAGATAATGAAAGCATATTTTATAGATGCCAAGCATGAGTTTATAGTTGAAGTAAATACTAAAAACTTTGACCATAAGAAAGAGTTAATAAGAGCAAGTAGAGTAGAGTGTTACCCATACCAAGTAAATGGAAATGACATTCTTACAGATGAGGAATCTAACCTAAAAGAATATAATTACTTCTTCACTATAGATGACTACGTTGTTAGTGGTAGTGCATTGATAATGGGAAGTGATGATATGGGAGAGTGTATTGCACCTAAGAACTTAACTCTTGAAGAACTTAAAAAGAGAGTAACCTTCATGGGCAAGAGATACATTGACCATGATAAATTATTTAGTAACTTTAAAATAGAGGAGTGGAAGATATGAAAATACATAGAGTAGTAACTATGCTTGGTGCAACAACTAGCACAGGCAAACTTGCAAGTGATATGTATGACTTAAATAACAAGACATACTATTCAGAAGCAGAGAAGAGAGATATACCTATCTCACACATGGACTTTCAACATATGGTCAGAGCATTTGTGAAGTTGTGTGAGCAAGACCATATAGGTACACCTAAAGACCAAGCTAAATTTTATGATGCCTTAATTGAACACAATGATAAGATATATAAGAAGGACTTGCAGAAGCTAGAAGACAAGATTGAAAGACTTGAAGGTATCATTGAAGAAAAAGATGAACACATAGATAAACTATCTAAGGAAGAACATAGATGGAGAAAGGCATATGATGAAAAGTATAATTCAAAAGGCTATGAATATATGTTCAGCGAGATACCTAACACAGAGTATGGAGAAAAGTTAGTCAAGAGTATGAGAGCATATCTCAATGACGAAACTTATACCATGCGAGTAAGAGGACAACACTTGAAGAAAGAGTTGTATGGACAAGGTAGGGCATATTGGGGTCAATCTATTGAGGATTCCTCACACCTAAGAGTCTACATAAATAAGAAAAATATTAAATGGAAGGACATAAAATAATGAGTAATACACCATACCTAGATGGCAAAATGGAAGTAGTAAACTTTATTGAAACTAAAATGAGAGAAGGCAAAGCCAATCCAAAGATTAGAGGTTGGTCAATGTCAACAATACTAAAACAAGTTGAGGAATCTCTTGGAGAAAAACAAGTACCCTTTGCAAGAGATTACTTCATTAGATACTATGAAAGGAGTAGAAAAAAGTGAACGCAACAGAACTTGAAAAACATATCAAAGACTATAAAGTAATCAGAGCATTTGAAGATGGTGTTACTGATGCCTTGATACATGGTGTAAAAGATGATGACAAGACACATCACTATTACAAACAAGGCTTTGACTTTGGTACTGTTTTATATGCAAAGTTAATGGTAAAGAATAACTTTTTTAAAATTAAGAGGGAGAAAAAGTAATGACAATACTAGACACAGTAAAGATAAAGAATATGCTAGATGATTTAGTAAATGCTAATGCAATAAACTTAAAAGAATTTAAGTTTCGTATTGAAAGATTAGGTTATATAATACATAAATTAGAAGTACAATCATCTTCAGTTCATAATGATGCAACACTAATTGTAAAGGACATTGATAATAATTATTATACAATAGGAGTTTAAAATGTTTCCACAAGATAATGACAGATTAGTAGTATTAATTGTAACAGGAATAGTTATGTTATTCCTTTCATGTTATATGGGAGTTTGATATGAATACACTAAGTTTATTTGATGGTTGTAGTAGTGGTCAAGTTGCCTTGCAAAGATTAGGATATACCTTTGATGGTATATATAAAAACTATTATGCAAGTGAGATTGATAAACCTGCAATAAAAGTAACTCAAGCTAACTTTCCTAAGACGTTTCAGCTAGGAGATGTTAGAGATATAGACCCATTCGAGGTATCATGTTGGGATATTGATTTGATGATGGGTGGTTCGCCTTGTACAGGATTTTCGTTTGCAGGAAAGCAATTAAATTTTGATGACCCTCAGAGTAAATTATTCTTTCATTTTATAGAGGTACTTTCTGTGGTAAAACCTAAGTACGTATTACTTGAGAATGTACGTATGAAGAAAGAGTATCAAGATACTATCTCTTATCATATGGGATTTGAACCTCAAGCCATAAACTCTAACTTGGCATCAGGTCAAAATAGACATAGATTATATTGGTGGGGTAAGCGAGTTGGAGATACCTATGAGCAGATACCTATACCACCTATGATTGATAAAGGTATTGTCATGCAAGATATACTAGAAGATGGATATGCCACAGATGAGATGACTAGTAGTGGTAAATCTCATTGTCTTACTGCAAGATATAATGGTGCAGTATGGTGGAATAGTATTGAACGTAAGCAACGTACTATGGTTCTAAAAGATAATCCTACCATGTCAAAAGATGGATTGATTAGAGTTGGTACTGCTGACCTCAAAGGACATGATAGTATCAAGAGAGTGTATGCACAAGAAGGTAAAGCACCTACACTTACTACCATGCAAGGTGGTCATAGAGAACCAAAGGTTGCCATTGGTAGAATTGTTAATCGCAGACTAGATGAGAATGGCACTAGGAAAGATGACCAACTTGACTTACCTTTTACTAGGCAACTAGAGATAAGAGATGATGGCAAGTCTAATTGTCTTACTACTGTGCAGAAAGATAACGTGGTAGTATCAAAAGATATGTGGCGAAAGCTTACACCACTAGAGTGTGAGAGATTGCAGACACTACCTGATAACTATACTAATTATGTGTCCAATAGTCAGAGATATAAAATGATTGGTAATGGTTGGACAGTAGATGTAATTGCACATATACTCAAGACTATGAATATTGAAAAAGAATATTTACTAACTGATTCTATATGGGATAAGAGGTGGACTCAATGAAGTATCTCAAAGAGAAATGGCATACACTAATATTTCCTAGTTTTTTTATACTGTTTGTATTCTTTATGGTACTTGAATACTATAAAGGAAACTGTCGTATAGGTAAGGATATATGGGTATGTAATTACATAAAGGAGAAAACATATGATAGCTGAATCATTAATATGCCTAGCACTTAATGTGTACCATGAAGCAAAGAACCAAAGCTTCATAGGACAAGTTGCAGTGGCACAAGTAGTAATGAATAGGGTAGAGGACTCTAGGTATCCTAACAACGTCTGTGACGTAGTTAAACAAGGCTTAACATACAAGTGGAAACCTACTCTACCTATAAAGAACAGATGCCAATTTAGTTGGTACTGTGATGGTAAGAGTGATAAACCAAGAGAACATAAGGCATGGAAAGATGCTTTACACGTAGCAAATGGTGTATATAATAAACACTTGAATGACTTTGTTGAAGGTGCAACACACTACCATGCCTACTATGTAAATCCTAGTTGGGCAGAAACTAAAACTTATATAACAAGAATAGATGACCACATCTTTTATAGATGGGATATAAAAAGGAGTAAGAAATAATGTGGCATAGAATAACAGACTTTTTTAATATAGATTATCATAAGAACTATGGCGAGGGTACAAAGTTTGACCTTGACTATGGTAAGTTATTAATTATAGGACTATGTATTTACATAGCAGTTATGGTTTCATAATGAAGATAGCTAAAGTAAATCCTATTGCAAAAGCTTTTGCATATCTTAGAAAAAGAACTCAAGTAGTTCCACCTAAGAAAGGCAAAGGTTCATATAAAAGAAAGGAAAAAAATGGACAACTTAGAACCTAGTAAACCTAACAGAAAAAAGTTTGATATGGACTTGAAGTATGGTAAGGTAAGGGAAAAACTTGTAGCAGAAATGTTGCAGGATAAAAAGATTGAAGTCAAATCTGAAAGAGACATATGGCAGAAGACAGGTAATATTGCCATAGAGTATCAGTCATATGGAAAGCCAAGTGGTATACAAACTACTGAAGCAGATTATTGGTTTCATAATTTATGTATAGGCAATGAGGTGTTCTGTACTTTGGTCTTTGATATTAATAGTTTACGTAAGATTATTGATAACCTAGACTATAAAAAGAGTGTGTCAGGTGGTGACCATAATGCAAGTAGAATGTATCTACTAAACTTGCAGAAGTTATTTTCATCTGATGTAATTAAAACATTTAAAGGAGAGTAAAATGAGTGAAGAAAAAAATAATAATCAGACAATGATAAGTAATTTAAAAACTTATTATGTAGGTATAATGGCAAAGCATAAAGCCAACATAAGTGTGTATCTAAATAACTCTGCAGGGATAGGTGAACATAATGATATTGTTGAGTCTATTGATAAGGAATTAGAGAGTTTAGCTAGTGCATGGGATAAGCATGAGATACTAAATAAATTCTTTGATGAAAAAAATAAATCAGTTTATTTATAATTATCTTTACAAAATTTAGGATGTATGGTATGATTAACAAAGTTCTGCAGAGGAAAAAGCATAGACTTCTACGTAATAGGTGGGAAGTTACAGTCATAGATTTAAGTAGAGTTACCTATGTTGTAAGTGCTACAAATAAATGGGAAGCTATGGACAAAGCAGAGGAGATGGATAAACCAACTCTTGTAGAAGGTTTAGATTCTGTTGTTGAAGTAGTAAAAAAAATAAACTATACGTAGGTAATTATGGAAGATAAAGAACCTCAAAGATACTATGATTGGATAGTATGGAAGCTTAGACAAGAAAGGAAAAAAATGGAAGATAAAAATAAAGCACCTAATTACCTATCAGGTAAAGGTAAAAAAGATGTGGTAAATAATCCACCTCACTATAATATGGCAGGTATAGAAACTATTGATGCAATACAAGCAATGACAGATAAAGGTTTTGAGTATTACTTACAAGGAAACATTATGAAATACTTGTGGAGATACAGATATAAAAATGGTGTAGAAGACTTGAGAAAGGCACAGTGGTATCTAAATAAGTTAATAAGTATTCAGGATGATGGTCATGGCTAATCTATGGGATAATGATAAGAAAAAATTATTCAAAGAAATATATGAGGAACTACTTCAAGAAGGTTATACACCTCAAGAAGCAAGAAAGTATGCCAAACATGAAGTAGCAGATAAGATTGAAAGTGATACTGAATTTATAAATGAAATAATAAAACAGGAGTATGAAGATGAATGAACAACAAAATGAATTTAATGGTTTTGTAGATGGACAACAAGTTGAATGTGTGATATCATATGATTCAGATAAAGACTTGTATGAATGTATAGTTGCACATGATGGTAAGATAGAAAATAAATTCTACTCTATTAAAAGAAGTGCAATGGAAACTATTGCAAAAGTATTAACAAAATGGAAGGAATGACATGGGAGATTCAAAGGTAGTTAGAAAAGGTAGTTGTGACAGGTGTGGTTCATCTGATGCAAATGTATTATATGAAGGTGGAACTAAGTTTTGCTTTTCATGTAGAACTTACTCAAAAGGAGAAGATATGGAACAAGTACAAAAGCCTATATCTATAAATAGTAATCATCAAAATTTTAGTAGTGGAGTTGTAGATGGTATCCATGATAGAGGAATCAAAAAAGAGACTGCAAACTTTTATAATGTCCAAGTATTACACGATAGAAATAATAATGTGGTTAAGCATATCTATCCTTATTATGATATCAATAATAGCCACATAGGTAATAAGATAAGACTTGTAGCTAATAAAGGTTTCTCTGCAGAAGGTAACTTACCTAGAGCAGTTATGTTTGGACAGAATAAGTTTCCTCAAGGTGGCAAGTATCTTACTATATGTGAAGGTGAGATTGATGCAATGTCTGCCTATGAGTTACAAGGTTCAAGGTGGGCAAGTATATCAATCAAGAATGGTTGTCAGTCTGCACTCAAAGATATCAAGGCAAACTATGACTACATAAATAAGTTTGATAAAGTTGTATTATGCTTTGATAATGATGAGCATGGTAGGAAGGCAGCAATCAAGGTTGCTCAGATATTCGAGCCTAATAAATGTCTTATCATGGACATGAGATATAAAGATGCCAATGAGTATCTTATGAAAGGTAAGAAGCAAGAGTTTACTCAAGACTTTTGGAACGCAAAGCCTTACACTCCTGCAGGTATTCATAACCTTGCAGATATATCTTCTAGGATATATGCAGAAGATGATACTGAAACTTGTTTGTATCCTTATGATGGACTGAATGAGAAGTTGTATGGTATCAGGACAGGTGAACTTATTACCTTTACTGCAGGTACAGGTGCAGGTAAGTCATCTCTTATGAGAGAACTGATGCATCACTTACTTACTAATACAGAGCATAACATTGGTGTGTTCTCTCTAGAAGAAAATATTACTAGGACTATGCTACATATCATGTCAGTAGAAGCTAATGACAGATTGTATATCAAGGAAGTACAGAAGAACTATACACTTGAGCAGTTGCAAGAGTTTGAAAGAAAAACTATTGGAACTAGAAGGTTCTATGGCTTTGACCACTTTGGTAGTATTACTACTGATGAGATATTAAATAGAGTTAGATATATGGTCAAGGCACTAGACTGTAAGTATATTCTTATTGACCATCTATCCATACTTGTTTCAGGTATTGAAGGTGAAGATGAGAGAAGAAACATTGACCAACTTATGACTAAGCTACGTTCACTAGTAGAAGAAACTAGATGTGCAATGCTACTTGTGTCTCACTTGAGGAGAGCAAGTGGTGATAAAGGTCAAGAGCAAGGTAAAGAAATATCTTTATCAATGCTTAGAGGTTCACACTCTATTGCTCAAATATCAGATGCAGTTATTGCACTAGAGAGAGACCAACAAGCAGAAGACCCTACAGTAGCGAATACAACTACTGTGAGAGTACTAAAGAATAGATATGCAGGTGAGACAGGCATAGCCACTTACCTCTTATATGACAAGGATTCAGGTAGACTAAAAGAGATAGAGAATCCACTTGAATCTGATAACCAAACAGATGTAGAGGACTTTTTATGAGAAAATACGTAGTAGATATTGAAACTGATGACATAAATGCAAGTGTCATTCATTGTATTGTTGCCAAAGATATTGACAAAGGAGAAGTCTTATCATGGCATGGAGATACTCTGAAAGACTTTGCTAAGTGGAGTGAGTCTGTAGATATATTTATTATGCATAATGGAATATCCTTTGATGCACCTATACTTAATAAACTGACAGGTAGCAAAATAAAATTATCTCAAGTAAGAGATACACTTATCCTTTCACAACTCTCTGACCCTATGCTAGAAGGTGGTCACTCACTCAAGGCATGGGGAGAGAGATTGGGATTTGGTAAGATGGAATACAATGACTTTTCACATTTCAATGAAGAGATGTTAAAGTATTGTATCAAGGATGTTCAGTTAACGCATAAGTTATACTTACACTTACTTCCTACACTAAAAAAGTATTCAAAGAAATCCATGTTTCTAGAGCATCAGATTAGAGCAATAGTTAATAAGCAAGAAGAGAATGGATTTAAATTAGATGTTGAACAGGCAGACAAGTTATGTTCAAAGCTTGAAGAAGAAGCAGACAAGATAGAAAAAGATTTACAAGAAATATTCCCACCTATCATTACAGAAAGATATTCAGAGAAGACAGGTAAGAGATTAGATGATAGTGTGGAAGAGTTCAATCCTAACTCTAGACAACAAATCTCAAAGAGATTGATAGAGAAAGGTTGGAAACCTGAGAACCTTACACCTACAGGGCATCCTATAGTTGATGAAGGAACATTAAAAAGAATTAAAAATATTCCTGAAGCACAAACTATTGCCCATTATCTTCTACTGCAGAAGAGAGTTTCTCAGATAAAATCTTGGATAGACGTAGTCCAAGATGATGGCAAGGTGCATGGTAGAGTTATGACACTAAAAGCAATTAGTGGAAGAATGGCACACAACTCTCCAAACATGGCTCAAGTTCCTGCTTCCTATTCTCCCTATGGAAAGGAATGTAGGTCAGTTTGGATACCTACCAATAGTAATTATGTATTACTAGGTTGTGACGCATCTAGCCTAGAGCTTCGTTGCCTTGCTCATTACATGGGCGATTCCAAGTTTACAAAGGAAGTAGTTGAAGGTGATATACATACTGCCAATCAGAAGGCTGCAGGTCTAAAGACTAGAGACCAAGCTAAGACTTTTATCTATGCTCTAATCTATGGAGCAGGTCCTGATAAAATAGGTCAGATAGTTGGTGGTGGTAAGACTGAAGGTAAGAAGATTATCAATAAGTTCATGTCCAATATGCCTTCTCTTAAAACCTTGCGTGATAAGGTGGATAGAGTTGCAAAGAAAGGACAGATAAGAGGTATTGATGGTAGACTACTGAAGGTCAGACAATTTCATGCATCAATGAACCTACTCTTACAAGGAGCAGGTGCAATCATTTGTAAGGAATGGCTACGACAAATAACTTTAAAGGTGCAACAGGTTTATGATTATAGACTTGTTGCATCTATACATGACGAATACCAATTTGAAGTTCGTAGAGACCAAGCTGAAAGGTTTGGAGACCTAACTAAACAAGCTATGAAACTTGTAGAGAAAGAACTGGATGTTCAATGTCCATTGGATAGTGAATATAAAATTGGAAAAAATTGGTATGAGACACATTAAGTGTTGACAGACTAATTGTTATGTAGTATAATTCATTATATTTTAATAGCAACTAAGATTGCACTAATTAAGTAAGGAGAAAAAATATGCCAGTATTAAATGGTAAAGCCTATTGGGCATCTATATCTAATCCAAACACTACGTTTGAGCCTGTTTGGACTATTGACTTAGCACTAGATGGTGCTAATAAAAAGAAGGCTATCGACTCAGGTCTTGCAGTTAAGAATAAAGATGATGAGAGAGGAGACTTTGTTACTATCAAAAGGAAGGTAACTTCTAAGAGTGGTAATCAAAATAATCCACCTTCTTTGAAAGACTCTCAGAAGAGAGATATCAAAGGAACATTGATTGGCAATGGTTCTGACGTTAATGTTCTTTATAAAACGTATGAATGGAGCTACGCAGGGAAGTCAGGCATTGGTGCTGACCTTCAGGCAGTCCAAGTTACTAACCTTGTAGAGTATACAGAGGGTGAGGACTTTGATGTTGTACCTAATGGGTATAAGTCAGGTGATAACTTGGATGACGAAATTCCTTTCTAGATTAAGCTAAATGCTGAAGTGGGTTGTGGTTGGTGGGATTTTTATAAGGAATTATTATGAATAAAAAAATAGATACGTTAATAGAAGACATATATAAAACTATTGATGAAGGTTTAGATAAACGTAAAATCAATACAGACTTTTTAGATACGTTTAAAAAGAATATAATGGCTTCTATTGACAAGTTCTTATTTGAGAAGAGAGAAGACTTAACTACGTTAAGACTATCTCAAATAGGAAGACCTGATAGACAGTTATGGTATGATATTAAATCAGATATTAAACCAAAAAAGATTGACGCAAAAACTAGATTAAAGTTTTTATATGGAGAAATCCTAGAGTCTCTTCTTGTGCTTTTATCAGAAGCTTCAGGACATGATGTTTCTGAAATACAAAAGATGGAAGAAGTAGATGGAGTCAAAGGTCATAAAGATTGTAGAATAGATGGTACTCTTGTTGATATAAAGAGTGCATCATCTTATAGCTTTAAAAAGTTTAAGGATGGTTCTCTTGCTACTAATGACCCATTTGGTTATATGTCTCAGATAAGTGCATATGCAGAGAGTGCAGGTGATGACCATGCATCTTTCTTTGCAGTAGATAAATCTACAGGAGAACTTGCACTTATGCCTGTAGAAAGTATTCATATGATAAATGCTACAGACAGAGTAAAGCACTTGAAGGAAGTCTTAAAGTCTTCTTCTGTACCACCTAAGTGTTATCCTGATGAGCCTGATGGTAAGTCAGGAAATAAAAAACTTGCAATAGGTTGTGTGTTCTGTGGATACAGAGACCATTGTTGGTCTGATGCAAATGGTGGTAGAGGATTAAGAAAGTTTAAGTATTCTACAGGTATAAGGTACTTAACTCAAGTACATAAAACACCTGATGTGCAAGAAGTCTAATGCCTAAGTATAAATTTCGTTCCAATTCAGAGTATAATACCTATTGCTTTTTAAAAGAAAATAAGGTATCATTCAAATACGAAAAGCTAACCATAAAATATAAATGGTTGGAATCCAAAAAGTACATACCTGATTTCATTTTAAGTAATGGGGTTATCCTAGAAGTCAAAGGAAGATTCGTACTAGAGGACAGAAAGAAACATTTGTTTGTAAAAAAACAATTTCCTCAGTATGACATTCGCTTTGTATTTGATAATCCCAACAGGAAACTATACAAAAATGGAAAGATGACTTATGCGATATGGTGTGAGAAACATGGTTTTAAATATTGTAAGGCTAGTAGTGGGATACCAGAAGATTGGATAGCAAAATAAAATCAACTGTTAATTTTGTAGTTGAGGAAGATTTCTTTAAAGAAAGAAGCACTCCTGAACAGACAATGTATATGTGTGTCATACTACAAGCTTTACTTGATGCAACAAAACCTACTTATAAAGGTGAACCTGAAGCATCTATACTTGAAAGAGACAGAGCAAAGGCTTGGTTCTTTGCTTCTGTAGGTGTTACCTCAGAGGACTTTAAGATTGTATGTGACTATGCAAATATAGACTACAACTATATGAGAGAGTTCGCATTTAAAGTTTTAAAATCAGGTGAAGTAGAATATACAAGAAAAAGAATCAACGCAGTGTTAGGACATTAAAATGAAAAGCAACTTATTACCAACAGACTACCAAAATTTTATTGCCATCTCTAGATACGCAAGATGGATTGATGAAGAAGAAAGAAGAGAGACTTGGACAGAAACTGTCTCAAGATATTTTGACTATATGGAAAACCTTCATGGAACTATACTAACTAAATCTCTAAGAAATAAATTAGAAGATAAAGTGTTAGGACTAGGTGTTATGCCTAGTATGAGAGCATTAATGACTGCAGGTCCTGCTCTTAAAACTTGTAATGTTACAAGCTACAACTGTAGTTATATACCTGTTGACTCTGTAAGAGCATTTGATGAGTGTATGTATATACTTATGTGTGGCACAGGTGTAGGTTTCTCAGTTGAAAGAAGTAATGTAGACAAACTTCCTATTGTTAATGAACACTTTGAATATAGTGATACTGTTATAAAGGTTGCTGATTCTCGTTCAGGTTGGGCAAAGGCACTAAGAGAAATAATTGCAATGCTATATATAGGACAGATACCTACTCTTGATGTATCAGATGTAAGACCTGCAGGTGCAAAGTTAAAGACTATGGGTGGCAGAGCATCAGGTCCTGCACCTTTTGTAGACTTATTTAATTTTTGTATAAATAGATTTAAAGGTGCTAAAGGCAGAAGACTTTATCCTATTGAGTGTCACGATATAATGTGTAAGATTGGACAAGTAGTAGTTGTAGGTGGTGTAAGACGTTCTGCACTAATATCACTATCCAACCTAAATGATAATCAAATAAGAAAAGCTAAGTCAGGTCTATGGTATGACGAACATGATAAAAATATAATAAGAGAGGGTCAGAGAGCATTAGCTAATAACTCTGTAGCCTATAAGACTAAACCTGACATAGGAACTTTTATGAAAGAATGGTTATCCTTATATGAATCTCATTCAGGTGAGAGAGGTATCTTTAATAGACAGGCAGCCATCAATAAAGTTTTAGAGAATGGTAGACGTAAGGCTTCTGAAAAAGAAAACCCTGAAAAACCTGAAGACTATATACAGTTTGGATGCAATCCATGTAGTGAGATTATACTCAGACCATATCAGTTTTGTAATCTGACTGAAGTGGTGTGTAGACAAACAGATACTGTAGAAACTCTGAAGGAAAAAGTAGAAGTGGCAACCATACTAGGAACACTACAGTCAACTCTAACAGATTTCAAATATCTTAGAAAGATTTGGAAGGATAATACTGAAGAAGAAAGATTACTAGGTGTTTCTCTTACAGGAATACTTGACTGTCCTGTTCTTAATAATACTTACTACGAACTAGAAGATGTGTTACAGAAATTAAAATACACTGCAGTACAGACTAATAAAAAGTATGCTAAATTATTAGGTATACCTCAGTCAACTGCAATTACCTGTGTTAAGCCTAGTGGAACTGTTAGTCAGTTAGTTGATAGTGCATCAGGTATTCATGCAAGACATAGTGAATACTACATAAGAACTGTTAGAGCAGGTAACACAGACCCTCTAACTCATTTCCTAAAGGATGCAGGAATACCTGCAGAACCTGACGCAGGTAAGCCTGATGCTAATACAGTCTTTAGTTTTCCCACTAAGTCTCCTTCAGGTGCAATGACAAGAACTGAAATGACTGCCATACAACAATTAGAGTTTTGGTTATTATATCAAAGACATTGGTGTGAGCATAAACCTTCTGTAACTATATCTGTTAAGAAAGATGAGTGGATGGAAGTAGGTGCATGGGTTTATAAAAACTTTGACGAGGTATCAGGTATTTCTTTTCTTCCTTTTGATGACCACGTATATCCACAAGCTCCTTATCAGGATATAGATAAGAAGCAGTATGAAGAGTTCTGTAAGAAGATGCCTAAGTCTATTGACTGGGCAAAGCTAAAAGAGTATGAGAAGGAAGATACTACTACAGGAAGTAAAGAGTTTGCCTGTACTGCAGACTCCTGTGAGGTTGTAGATATAACATGATGGGAAACGAACTAGATTGGTGGCAATGGTGGTTGCTTATTGCAATCACTATTAATACCATAACAAACTTAATAGTATTTTTTAGAGGAAGAAAGGTATTTAAAAAGAATCATGTCAACACTAATATGTAATTTACCATCAACAAAAGTATGGGTTAGAAAAGAATATCTAAGAGATTTTAAAGATGGACATGGGGAGTTTGTAGAAGGTAACTGGGTAACTGCTAAGTCTATTCCGGGAAGAGCTTTTTATTTTGAAACATACTTACCTAAGTATGGAGCATTGTTTGACAAGCTACCTATCTCTGCTTTCTTATCTAAACCTAAATTACCTGACCCTGATATGCCACTTGATAATTTACAGTTTTGGAATTGTATGGACTATGGTGTGGTAAATATACATAAACAGTTTATCTCCACAATGGACTACGAAATTTTAACACATGATTTTGGAATTGTCAAGGGTTTTTATGTTTGTACTTTAGATAACTACCATTCATCAGTTGATGAGATAGACTACAGTACAAGTGAAGTACCTGAAGAACATAAGTCTTTCAATTTAATTGAACTTGTCAATGGTCAGTATGCTCTATATCCTAATAATAGAATGAGAGTTTATGATAATTCTCTTACACCTGAGAACCCTTTGAAGCCTGACTTTAAAGTTAGTACAGAATTTTATCAGGTAGAAAATGATAAGAACAAAAGACTTGGAGATACTGATGAGTACTTTTATTAAAAAGTTCTTGACATAATTTACAATATATATTATAATTCTTATAGAAAGGAGTGCATCAATGACTGATGATAAAATTAAAAAGCTTGAAGAAGAGATTCAGGCAAAGAAAAAAGAAGTAGAAGAGTTAAAGTATGGTGACCTAAAGGCAGCATGGAAAGAGTTTGAAACTGCTTCTGAAATAGCAACTCAAAAGTATAATAAGTATAAAGAGATTGCTAAAGAAAAGTATGGAGCAAATCACGTAGTTCCAAATCACTTTACTGTATTTGACCAATTCTTTAAGTGGTAAATATGTTCTTAACTAGAAGACCTGTTATATACGTAGGATATGACCCAAAGGAACATATTGCTTTTGAGGTTCTTAAAAGTTCAATAGAACAGTACACTCACAAGTATGATATTATACCTTTGGAACAGTCATCTCTACGTTTATCAGGTCTTTATAAGAGAACTTATTACTTAGATGAAGAGGGTCAGAGAAGAGACTCTTCTGACAAGAGACCTTTTAGTAGTGAGTTTACCTTTACAAGATTCTTAATACCTTTTATTAATCTTCATAAAGGATTGGCACTCTTCATGGACTCTGATATGTTTGTCAGAGCAGATATTACAGAATTGTTTGAAGAGTATGGACAGTTTGATGAGTATGCAGTTTCAGTTGTTAAACATGATTACCAACCTAAAGAAATTTTTAAAATGGATAATCAATTACAGACTAATTACAATAGAAAAAATTGGTCTAGTTTTGTATTATGGAATTGTGAACATTCTGCTAATAAAAGACTTACTATTACAGATGTTAATGAACAATCAGGAAGATGGTTACATAATTTTAGTTGGTTAGAAGATAGTGAAATAGGTTCTATACATCCTAAGTGGAATTTTCTAGATGGGTGGACTGATGAAAATATAAATCCATGTAATGTCCACTTTACTACAGGTGGTCCTTGGTTTGATAATTGGAAACCTAAAAGAATAAAAGATGCCAACTATGCAGGTGAGTGGAATACATTAAAAAAAATCTGTGAATTAAGAATATTACCAAAGGAAAATTAATATGTATACATTTGTAACCTCTTTTAGTGAGGAAGGATATAATACTTATGCAAAAGAAATGCTTGAAAGTGTCGCATCAAAATGGAATCCAAAACATTTTAAACTCTATGCTTACTACCATGACTTTGATATTAAAAAGGTTGACCACCCTGTTTCTTCTAGCATTGTATATATACATCTTAATGATGTAAAAGAAATGCTTGACTATCGTGAAAAAATGAAAAAACATGATGGCACAGAAGGTGGCAAGATGCCTTATAATTGGAGATTAGATGCAATAAAATGGTGTCATAAAGTATATGCACTAACTGATTGTGCATTTAAAATGATGGAAGAAAAAAGAAATCCTGAAGAACCTCATTGGTTGATATGGATTGACGCAGATACTATTGCAACTAAAAGACTTGAAGTTTCTGCAATGGAGAAGTGGTTACCTGAACAAGCAAGTATAGTTCATTTAGGTAGAAAAGATGTTGACTATAGTGAAACAAGTTTTATGGGATTTAATTTACAGTACCATGATGCCTGTTCTATATTAGCAGACCTAAGAGGTTGTTATACGATAGGTGAAACAATATCTTATAGAGAGTGGCATGATGGATTTATATTTGAAAGACTCTTAAATATATACAAGGCACATGGTATGGTAGTTAATAATCTATCAGAAAATGCTAAAGGTTTATCTGCCTTTATGCAGTCACCTCTTTCAGAATACTTTATACACTATAAAGGTAATCTAAAAAATAAAAAAGGTGAACTTGCACAAGATATAAAGCTACCTAGATATAGACAACTAGCAGATATAATAAGACACTATAAACCTAAATCAATAACTGAAGTTGGTACATGGAATGGTGGTCGTGCAATAGAAATGGCACTTGCAGTGTTTGAATATAGAGATAAATTTAGTTACTTTGGTTTTGATTTATTTGAAGAAGCGACTGCAGTTACTGATGATATAGAAATGAATAGTAAACAACATCACACTCTTGAGCTAGTCAAAAATAGATTAGAACAATTTAAAGAAAAAATGAAAGAGAAAGGTAAAGAATTTACATTTAAACTACATAAAGGTGACTCTAAGATTACACTAAAGAAATGTAAGTCAGCTAGTAAAGTTGACCTTGCCTTTATAGATGGTGGTCATTCTTATGAAACTGTTAAGTCTGACTATCTTAATTTAAAGAAAGTTCCTTTACTTGTGTTTGATGATTTCTTCTCTAAAGATGAACATGGTAATGAGCCTGAAGAAAGAAACATGGGTGTTAATAAACTAGTAAAAGAAATAGAAGCTTATGGTAAGATTGTTCTTCCTTCTAATGATAGAGTTCTTGGTGGTGGTAGAACTCACCTTGCTTTTATTGCAAATAAAAAAGCAATAGAACCTTTACCTGACCACATTACTCGTATGCCAATAGTTGTTACACCAAAAGACTCAAGACCTAAAGATGAAATATTTGTAAATATAAAAAAGAATAAAAAATTAATTAAGGATTTTAATTGGTTGAAACATGGTAGAATACATAATCAAACTGCACTAATTGTTTCAGGTGGGTCAAGTACAGACTTTAATTTACTAAAAGAAAAAGCTAGAAATACTGATGCAAAAATATTCTGTGTCAAACATAGCTATCCTAAGTTATTAGAGCATGGCATAAATCCTTTCATATGTTCTATACTTGACCCAAGACCTATTGATGGTATGAGTACACATGGAGTTATAAGAAAAGACTTATTTAAAAAGATAAATAAAGACACTCTATTTCTTGTTGCTTCTATGACTGACCCCTCAGTTACTAAATATTTAATAAAGAAGGGTGCAAATATAAAAGGATGGTCTGCATATTCTGAAGCTCTAAGAGATACAACTATAAAAGATAAACTTCAAATTGCAAAAGGAACAGGAATAGAAGAAGGTGAAACATTAGTTTCAGGTGGTACTTGTGCAGCAATGAGAACTATATCTATTGCTCACATACTTGGATTTAGGAACTTTGAATTATTTGGTTTTGACTGTTCAGTTCCTGAAGTAACAAAAGAAATGCAAAAGGAAAGAGTATTAGATAAGCCTAAATATTTTAAAGTTGAAACTAATGGTGAATACTTTTGGACTACTGGAGAACTACTAGCAATGGCACAGGATTGTGAAAAGCTATTTGATAATAAGGATATGGACATGGCACTTACTGTTCATGGTAGTAACACATTAGTTTCTGAGGTTTGGAAAAAATCTCACAAGGCAAATGAAAAATACTACTATGAAATAATTCAAGATGCAGCTTAAAGAAAAACAAGAAAAGTTTTGTCAGAATTACGTACTGCATAGAAATGCCACAAGGGCTGCTAAAGATGCAGGATATAGTGAAATATCTGCACACAATACAGGCTCAAGATTACTACAAGAATCTGCTATTCAGGAAAGAATAGAAGAATTAAATCTTAACATGACAACTAGCATTGATGTTGTTGATGAGATAGAAAAGCAGTATGGTGTTGCAAGAACTCAAGGACAAACAACTTCTGCATTAAAAGCATTAGAGTTATTATCTAGAGTTAGAGGTAATAATATAGATGTAGATGAGATAACTACAGAGTCTATAGAACAAGACATTGTTAACTGTATGCAAGTTATAGGTTTAGAAAAGGTTCTTGAATTACTATCTAAAGCTTTTCCTGAAGAAATAGAAGATGAAGAAGATGAATCACTTCTTGCCACTGAAGAACTTGAATGCCCATCTGATTCCTAATGATGCAGCAACTGCTCCCATAAAACTCCACTGATACCATTCAGGTGCTTTGTTTATGTATTCCCATCCTTTGAGAACATAGTCTTGTATATTAGGGATGAAGCTGCCAATGAAAGGTAAGGTAAGGATGACAAGTACATACTCATCTTTCCAGCTATATCTTGTTTGTCGTAAGGCTTCAAGGTCATAGTTTTGGTCTGACTGTGCAGCTTTTTCAATTCTATTAATTTCTGCATTGACTCTTGCCTGTTCTACTTTTGCCTTGTGTTCTGTCTTAATCTTTCTATTATCCATATAAGAAGAAGCAAGACTTGTCACTCCACTAATTATTGCACCCCACATTATACCCACTCTCCTGTTTCCATTGCATTGGAAAGTCGCACTGCCCTGTTACCTACTTGATTTGCCCAACGAGAATCTAACATCTGAGTTTTTGCTTCTTCAAAGTTTTCCTCATGTATAGCTTTCCACATCTTAACAAATTTACTTAGTCTTGGCACACCCATATTAAATGCCATGTCAATAATTACTCTTTGTCTAACTTCGTCTAATTCTAACACGCATGGATGTTTTTCGCAAACTTCCTTCTCAACTATTTTTACATCATTCTCTGCAAGATAATATGCCTGTTCCTTAGTAATACCCCACTCACATATATCTGATATATCTTTACCAATATGTGCAAGTTCTTCTTCACTTAGTCCTCTGTGTTCTAAGTTTCTACCTATACCTATTGTATCTATATTAAGAGTGTCCTTATAAGGTAGTAGCTCTAGACCCTCATGTAAAACTAATTGGTCTAGTAATTCTGTCATATTATATTTCACTAAATCATTCCCCCTGCAAATAATTCTAAGCCTGACATACTCTCTTGCACTTTACCTGTTTTTAAATTAATAATCTTTCCATTAGGTAGTATTAAAAACTTTTTATCCTTAGAAAGCTTTGCACCTGTAGGACTTGCAGTTGGACTTATTAGTCCTGCCATATATGCATTAACATCTTCTAAACTTTTTAGAGGTTTAGTTGCAGTACCCATACCTCTAGCATAGTAGTCAAGTTCTGCTTCAGTAAGTGGAGTATCTTCTCTTTCTTCAACTATCTTTTTAATTTTTTCAGATACTTCAGGGTCATCATTATCTCCAAAATTGTCGTTTATACCCATGCCCTTACCATAACCTGTATATACTGAACCTATACCTAATAATCCGGGAGAGTATATACCTGTAATCATACCATCTTTATCTCTCTCTATATTAAAATTTTTATCAGCAATTTTATCTTTAATATTTCTACCTAAGAATCCTCTTAATTGAGGGTTTTTATCAACTTCTTTTGAGTATGCATCTATTTGTTGTTGAGTAAAATCCTTTCCATATTGTGTAGGACCTGCACCAAAAACATCTCCTCTTTCTGTAACTTCTATTGATTCATCTATATTATCATCATCTCCTTGGTTATCATCTCCTGCACCACCTTGTTCACCACTATCATCTGTTTCAGGACCTGCGGCTTGACCTGTACTGTGTTCACTTACTTCAGCAGCTTCATCTTCATCAGCACCTTCAGCAGATGAACCTTCAAATAAATCTAATATACCATTCCTTGTATTTTTAGGATTACCTATAACAGAACCACCACCTAGTAAGTTTACAATACCACCTTCTGCCTTATTAACATTCTCAAACATAATAGACAATGCTTCAGTTTCAGGACCTGTAAATCCTGTCTCTATATCAGTCTCACCCTTCATACCTAGCAAACTAAGTAGTTGGCTTCTTTGATTTAAATATTTTTCAACACCATACTTCTTAGCCAACTTGCTTTCTAGTTCTTTCCTAGATAGTTTTGTTAAATCTTTTTTACTCATCTCTTAATCTAGCTCCTGTTATTTGTGATTGAACTTGGCTTAATGCATTTATAAGTTCAGGTGGAAATCTTTTATCTTTTAGTATTGTCATAATAGTATTATCATTTAAAACATTATCAGGCATAAAAAATCCTGCACCATCTTCGCCATCTTGTAAGGCATATAATATAGAGTCATTTATTTTTCTTCTACCCATGTTTGTATTAGCTTCTATTATTTTCTCTATACCAAATCTTTTCTTAACAACATTATTACCTTGCCTTGAATAGTACTGTATATTTTTAATTTGATTTAGTCTGTCAGAAAACTGTCTCATTAGTTCTTTTTTTTCTAATTGTGAATCTAAATACATATCAACTATATTATCTATATCAGCTTGTGTATATACTTTAGAATCATAAGATTTTAAATTAAGCATAAAATTTTTAATAGGTTGTTTTAATTTTTGATTTTCATTATATATAAAGTATCCAACTGACTTTGTAACATCCATATTAGAGTTTCTTATGCCTGTAGTAAAATGTTGAAACTCATCTTCAAATTTTATAGGATAACCACTTTTATTAGAAGCTATAGGCAATCCATCATACTTTGCTTTTTCTTCTGCATCTGTAGATTTATATAATCTCCATGCACTTTTAAGAGTTCCCGGATTAAATACACTTGCAATATCTAACATTGCATCAGTATTACTAATTTCATTTCCATTTTCATCACGACCTCTATACATATTCAAAACTTTTGACATTAAAAATTTTTCTGATAAAAAAGGACCATATATTTCTTTTGTTGCATTATCAAACATATCTTCTAATTCAGTTTGTGAAACATCTTTATCTGCAAAAACTCTTCCAAGAACAAACTTTACAATATTTTTAGTGTATTGGTTAGCATCTAAAGCACCTGAATCTACAAAAGAAGTTCTTATCTTACCTTGTGCATCTTCATATATAGGTGAAGTATAATGTTTAAATGTATTTTTTTGCCAATCAGAAACTAACTGATTAACACCCTTTTGACTTTCTTTAGTTACTCCCATGCCTGTGTATTCATCTTCATTATTTCTTGTAAGAGCATACTCAATACCTACAGTTGCAACTGCAGCTCCTGACAATCTTCTTAATCCAATAAGTGCTAAATCTTTATTGCCTGTTTTAATTCCCTTTCTTAAATCATCTATTCCATATTTAATAATATTAAAATTACTTCTTAATATTTCTGCAGGAAATGTAGCATATGTTCCTAAAAAAGGGTTTTTAGCTAAAGCTCTTACTGCAGGTATTGCAGTGGTATATGAAGGCATAGTATTTCTCACAACCTCTGCAGCATAATCAAATGCTTCATCATCAGTTAAGTTAAGTGCCTTTTTATAAGATTTCATTTCTGCTTGTAATGCAGTTAGTTTACCAAAGTCATCAGTTAATCCATAAATTTCAGAAGGAACTCTACCTGCTTTTCTTAAACCTCTTTTAATTCCTGACTCTGCTAAGTTTTCATCAAATACATCTATATTTCTTCTTACTATTTCTGCATTAACACTAGAATCAACAACACCTTTTTCTTTTGCCTTTGCAAAAAACTTTAATGCTTCAGGGTCTTTCTTTAAAAATGCTTTTTGATATATAGTCTTTGCAGCTTTAGCAGCTTCTTTACCTCTAAAAATATTACCATTAGTTGCAAGTGTTTGAAACATACCATATAAGTTTACTAAATGAGCAGTGTGGTCAAACACAGTTTCTGCAGCCTGAGTAAAACCTGCAGCTCTTTGCACATTTCTTTTAGCACTCTCTACAAATGCATTACCTACAGGCATAACATTGTCAAATGTATCAATACCCTTGTCAATCATTTTGGCAAATAAATCTGTAGTCATATATTTATTTAAACCAAAGGCTTGACCACTACCTCCTAATGCACCCATTTCTTTAGCAACAATGTCTCCAATATTTTGAGTTAGTCCTATTTGACTTTCCTTTAATATTTTTGTAGATGCAGTAGGAAGAAACTCAAACAGACCACCTAGTTTAACTTCTTGTCCTAAGTTTTCATCTGCAAACTTTTTTATATCTTTAAAGTATTGTGCCTTTGCAATACCTTTATTTAAGTTACGCATAGTTTCTATATAATTTCTATAAGGGTCTTTTACTTCTCCTAAAAAATTAATTAGTCTATCGTCTAACTGCTTTCTTTGTTTAAATATTTTTATAGGTTTACCACCTGCACTAAAACCTAAAATACCTGATAATGTATCATACTGACCTGAAGTTTTTTTGGTAACACCATCTATAAATTTATCTAGCACACCATCAATTTGAGAACTCGATAAAGTAGGATTTATGTCCTGTAAATAAGCTCTCATATCATTAATTCTATCTATAGTGTCTGCATCATTAATATTATCTAAGTCACCTCTTAAACCTTTTTTTAATTTTTTTGCCCATGCAGGATTAGTATAAAACTCATAGCTCTTAGTCATATAAGAGTTTAAATTTTTATCTATTGCAATACCTAATTTATTTTTATCAGATAAATTTAAAATATTTTTTAAGTTAGTACTTTGTATATCTATATTTTTTCTAAGTCTTCTAATAACAGTAGTTAAGTCTTGAGACAACTGACCTATAGGAGCTTGACCCTGTAATACTTTATTTACATCTGTCCTTACAACTTCTTTAGCCGCATCATCTAAACCTTTAGTTTCATTTTTAATTGCCTGTTCTAAATCTTTTGCACCTTGCTTAACTAGTAGTTCTTTTCCCTCTGCATATTTATTTTTTCTTATGTATGCCTTAAAAACTTTATCAGGCATTGAAGCTTTTGACCTTAAAGCTCTACCAAGTTGTGTATTAATTTTACCAACTGCAGAAATTAATTTTCCTTTTTGTAAAAACTGACCCGGTGATTCTTGTACAACTCGTACATTACTTGCTACATTATCTGCAGTATTTGTAACAGGTGTAGTAATCTTATCTTTTTTAAGTGCTTTAAATTTACCTATTGCTTTTTTACCACCAAATTTAAATAAACCTAAAGCAAGTGTTGTAGGTATACCAACTGTAACTGCAACACCTGTGCTATCTATTATTTGTTTAAGAAGTCTTTCTGCAACAGTATCGTCAGGGTTTACATCTAGTCTTTTAACTAACTCGTCTACTTCTTTATTCTTACCTTTTAAACCTACTAAATCCATCATCTCTTTTAAGTATTGCTCATCTTCATCTTTAGCAATTACATCTGCAACCACACCTGCAGTTCCATATCTAGCATATTTTCCTAATCTATTTTTTGCTTTTCCTGCTTTAAAAAATTTGGCTGCAGCAGTTCCCGGAACAAGATAAGAACCTATCTCTTTTCCTACTTCTTCAACAACATTTAAATCTTCAGGAAAAAAAGTTTTCTTTAATGCAGAAGTAGCTGCTTTACCTATTTTAGTTTTATCTAAAGTATCATCAATAAAATTTAAAGCATCAGACAATGCACCCTCTATCTTATCTGTACGTTCCTTACCATACACAAGTTCTAGGGCATCACTACCTAAGTCTGCTAAATCTTTACCTGCTTCACCTATAGCTGCAGGTATAAACCTAAAAGGGTCAGGTAAAACAGTAGTTACAAACTTATCTGCAACTGATGTCTCTAAATTTTTTTCTTCTTTTTCTGCCATACTATTTTAAACTTTATTTGGTTGAACAAATTTATTTATTTTAGGATTATTAATTATAGTACCATCTTTTTTAGGGTCTTTAGGTTTTACTTCACCTTGAGCTAAAAAGTTTGCTAATCCACTATAACCTTTAGATTTAAAAATTTTTATAGCATCTGCTTGTTTTTTTAATATTTTAAGTTGTTGTTCTTCAGTTATAGCTTTACCACCTATACCTTGTAACTTACCATCTGAACCTACAGTAAACCCAAAACTTTTATATACTGCATCTTCTATATTATTAAACTCTGCATCCTCTATATCACTAGATAAATCTTTAATAGCTTTTAAATAATCTTTAGTTAACTCTGCCATTACTTGTTTAGTTTTAAGACTACCCTCTAGTCCTTCTGCTTCTGCTTGAGCTTTAGCCATTTCAGGGTCTCTTTCTTGCACTGCACTTGCTCCTGCCGCTAAAGAACCTGCCATTGTTTGAGGTTTTGTAGGGTCATATCCTGCTGCAACTCCCTGTGCAAATTCACCAAGCCTACCTATAAATGTATCTTTTTCTGCTTCTTTCTTTGCTTTAGCTTCTGCAATCTGAGTTCTTAATTTTTGTAGTTTAACTAAATCACTACTCATACCACCTAAATTCATCATGCCTAACAGTTGAGCAGATAAATCTTTTTTCATATTAGAAAAACTACCTACAGTTTCATCTTTTGTACCATCTTCATATTCTGCAGTTAGTCCTGATAATCCACCACCTGACCTAAAAGCAACATGACCACCTTCTTTAAATCCACCGAATAATTTTGCACCTGCTCCTACAATACCCATAAGATTTTGAAATGAACTTGGTTGTGAAAAACCTTGAGTTTGTTTTGCAAAAGGTTGATAAGGATAACCATATAGTGTACTCTGATAACCTGCTAATGCATCATCTGCAAATCTTTGTCTGTCCATAAAATTTTGATATGCTAAGTCAAGTTTTGACTGTTCCATTCCTCTACCTGCTTCACCCACTCCTGATAGGGCAGTAAGCTCTTTTAAAGCCTGTTGAGGAGCTTGTTGACCTAAACTAGCTAATGCACTACCTGAAAGTCTTTCCCTTGCCTTCTGAGCTTCAAATGCCTTTCTTGCATCTTGAAATGCCTGTTGAGAACCAAGAGTTTGTATATCAGAAAGTCTTTGACCTAAATCACTTATTGCTTCTGATTCTACCACACCTTGCCTTGAACCACCAAAAGAACCTGCACCTACTGCTTTACGACCTATACCTTGCATTGTTTGCTCAAAGTCTTCTCTTGCTTTTCTTTTTGCAACATCAGTAACTGCCTGTTGATAAGGGTTCATATATTCTTTTGCAGTATCAGTTGTAAACTTATCACCTAAACCTTTTGCTAAAGTAGTTGCAGGGTCAAAGTATGAAGCACCTGAACCTACTAAACCTGCAATACCTGTCATTGCTGCTCGTTCTTCAGGTGTAAATCCTGCAATCCTTGCACCCGGAAAGTCTTGAAATCCTGTCGTTTTTTTAGCTTCGTATAATTTTTTAGCTTCTTTTAATACATCTGCTAAACCTGACTTGTAATCAGTAGGTAAATCATACGCACCACCATATTCTACATCTGAGTCAAAAAATCCCATTATATTATTTCCCTCAATTCTTTAGTTGCATTAATTTCTTTTTGTTGTTTAGGAGTGCCAAAAGCTTTTACTCTCATTTCTTTAGTAAACTTATCTAACTTTTCTGCACCTGCATCTGAAGACCCATTACCTAGCATTGCAACTAAATCTGCAGGTAGTACATATTCGTCTGCACTTAACTTTGCTCCTTTAATTACAGGGTCTCCTTCAACTTTAAAAGTTATATCATCTGACATACCATCACCTCTATCATCATACACCTGTCCTTCAAAATAATCTTTTGGTCTCATACCACCTGCCATCATTGCCATACCCTGTTGTGGTTGTGGCATTGGCATTTGTATAGGAACTTGTTGTTGTTGAGGTTCAGGCATTTCTTTTTGTATATCTTTCATTGTTAAACTCTTTAATTTTTCTTTTCCAAATTCCATTAAATCTGTCATTGCTTGTTTTGCACTTGGCATATTCATAAGTGAAGAAAGTCCTGTCATCTCATCTTCTAAATTAAATGCTTCAGGTAAACCTGTTACAGGATTACTAGTTATTTCTCCCATTCTTCTCATCATATCTATTTCAGGCTTAGACATATGTACTAATTCTGTGTCTCCTTGTCTTCCTCTCATTGCAAGAAGATTAGCAAGACCACTTTTAGGTGCATTTCTATTTGTCAAGTATGCCATTTATTTTACCTACTTTATTTGGATTTAAATAATTAGATTGACCTTGAGTCATATTTGACTGAAAGTTACTGATTTTATTATTACTTTTATTATACAACATTCCTGTGTTTAATGCCATACCTTGAATTGTTTTTGTTCCAAAGTAGTCATTAGTTTTTGTAACACCCTTATTTACATTTTCTACAAAGGTACTATTATTAATTAAGTTAAAATAATTCTGTATATTCATTAATGAAAATCCACCCATGCACTTCCTGTATAACCTTTAAACTTACTTTCACCTGAAGAAAAAGCAATATCACCTGCTTGAGGTCTACCTATTTCTGTAACAGTTACTACAACTTCTACTCTTGATGCAGGTCTATTTATAACTTCATTATCTCTTATATCTAGTTCTGCAGTTAGTCTGTTTCCCCATGAAACAATTTCACCATACATATCATTTATATTTTTTATTTGACCAAATATAGAAAACTGTGGATAGTTTGCCATTATCTTTTACCATCAGGTTGTATTGCAAGTCTAACAGAACCCCACTTCCATGAACCACTATTAGTTCCTGAAACTCTTACAGATGCCTGTCTACCTCTTGCTCTAAAGTCTACTTTTTTAGTATTCTTATTAACAGTAAAAGGTCCTTTAATTTTAAATGTATCTGTAGGAAACTCTTTTACTTTTACAAATATTTCTATTTCTTGACCTGAGTCAAATTTATAATCAGGTATAATTCTATTTAAAAACATTAACTCATCTCCATCTCCCACATCAAAAGAAGAAGATTCAATAAAAGAATTTAATGCAGTACCATCTCCTGTATAAATATCTTCAGGTTCATTATCCCATAAAAAATTATCTGCAGTGGCAGAAACATTACCTGTTGCAATAGTATTTTCAAATACTGTTCTATCTCTAAATGTAGTATAAAAACTATCTCCAAATACCCAAGTCTTTTCTTCAGGATTATATATTACATATGCATTAGGTTCAGTAGAATCACCTTTTGGATATAACCAAATTATTTCTTTAAATTCAGAATTAATACCTGCATATACTTTATCTTTATTTGTATTATTAAAATCTTCAAACAAATGTCTTCTTATAGTACAAGGTAAATTATTTACTCTACCATCATATGCATAAAAGTTATTGTCTCCCATCCAATATGAAACACCATCATAGTCTATTGCTGCATGAGGTGCAATTAATCCACAGTTAGTTCCTAGTTGATTAAAAGAAAATACAAATCTACCACCTATAAATGCCAT